GAGGATGGACTTATTGTATTGAAACATGGTCCTCATAAGGATTAAGGAGATTAAAATGAGAGAAGATATGAGAGCTTATGGAACAAGGAAATCGATGAAGCAGCATAAGGAATCGAGAGGCTTCTGGAGTGAGGGAGCAGAAAGACCGATTAAAAGGATAAGAAGAACAGATACACAGAAAGCTCTTGATGTTCTTAATAGGATTGGTTTCAATAAGACTAAGGTTTAATGAAAGTCGTCCTTGAGGGCAACACGTGTCAGAGGTGGGAGAGGAAGTTCAGATTTCATGAGGACGGGATATTGAAGTTTCCCGAAATCAATACAAGGTACGACAGGATGTATACACCGATTAAGCTACGTATCACGATAGAGGAGATAGAAGATGCCAAGAACCGAACCCGAAATTGAAGAAGAGCCTCTTGAAGAGAGTGCGATATTCACAAAAGACCATGAACTCCGAAGGGAAATCCTTTCCCGTTGGAAGATGTCCAAGGACTTCTATGTTGACTGGACAGAACAAGCGAAGGAAGATTATGCCTTCGGTCTAGGGGACCAGTGGACCAAGGAAGAACGGGACACCCTTGAGGGGGAAGGTCGTCCGGCATTCACCTTTAACCGTATCCGTTCCATCCTGAATGTGGTCTCCGGCTATCAGCGTGAGAACTCTGCCCGTATCAAGGTGAACCCCGAGGGGGGTGAGGACTCCGTGTTCTCCCAGGTCTGGGACCGGGTCATCAAGTGGATTGATAAGACGGGTAAGCTCAACTATAAGCTCGGCTATCAGTTCGATGATGGTCTTTACACAGGCAAAGGATATCTTGAGGCATTGATTAATTACGACAACGACCCCGTCAGAGGGGAACTCAAGTTCAACCAGCTCTCTCCTTACCAGGTCAAGATTGACCCCGAATGCAAGGAATACAATATCAACGAGGGTGCTGAATACCTCTTCAAGATTGTCCGTCTGAACAAGACGAAACTCAAAGAGCTCTATCCGAAGAAAAAGAAAGTCATTGGTGGTTTTGTTCAGGATGTGGATGATATTGTCTTAAACGGGGATGGTGCCCTGATGGATGGCATCGGAGCCGATGACGATTACGGGAATCAGGATTCCGGGAACTATGTCAAACTTTCCCCCGGGGGAGATGCCTCTGAGCTTGAACGTGACATGAAATTCACGGTCCGTGAGTATTGGAGACCAAAATTGGTCGATAGGTACTTCGTTATCAACCGGGAAGATGGTCAGCCGGAGAAATTCGAGAAGAAATCCGAAGCAGAATCCTTTGCTAAGGAACAAGGGGCTAAAGTCATCACACGCAAAGTCAAAGAGATGTGGGTTTCAGCCTATTGTGCCGGCTGGATACTCCAGGATGAGATTTCACCCTTTGAACCCTTCTATTCAGGCTATCCTATCTTCCAGTTCATAGGAGATTGGGCTCCTAATGCCGAATCAGAGGTCCTCAGAGTGCAGGGATTGGTCAGACCGGTCAAAGATTGCCAGCGTGAGAAGAACAAAGCCAAGTCCCAGTACCTTCATATCGTCAATACCACAGCCAATTCCGGCTGGATAGGGGATGAAGATGCCTTATCTCCAGAGGGTTGGAAGCAGTTAGAGAAAAAAGGAGCCTCTTCCGGTGTCATTGTGAAGAAAAAGAGGGGTACAGACCTTCAACGCATCCCTCCAGGGCAGATTCCAGCCACTCATATCGCCCGGGAAGAGAAAGCAGACGAAGAATTTAAGCAAATTCTCGGTATTAACCCCGATTTACTCGGTCAGAAAGAGAAAACTGAGAGTGGAAGGGCAATCTCATTAAGAATAAGACAGGCTGTAATAGCCTTAGTAAGACTATTTAGTAATTATAAGTATACGAAAGAGATTATTGGTAAGTTTATGCTTGATATGGTGCCGATGCTCTTCGATGCCGATAAAGTTATCAAGATTATCGGTCCGAAGTATATGAGGAGCACAGTGAACGAACAATACCCTGAAGGATTGAATAAAGGACACATCGAAGGGTTCCTTCAGATGGTGGAAGATAACCGGTACGATGTCTTTATTACCGAAAGCGACCAAAACAGTACAGTTCGTTTTGAAATATTCCAGGAACTTTCCGAGCTGTTGCAAGCAGGAGCTCCTATTCCGATAGATATGATTGTCGATTACATGGACCTTCCTAATTCCGAAGAGGTCAAGAAACGTCTTCAGGAACAGCAGGAGATACAACAACAACTTGCAATGGCTCAAGCGAGCCAAGGCAATAAATCGGCAGCAATGCCAGGAGGAAGTAATGTCAAAAGAAGCCCCAGTCGTCAAGGAGCCTGAAGCTCCTACTGAAGAGACCCCTATGACCGTTGACTCACTACGAGCCAAAATTGATAATAACAAGGAGCTCACCAGAGAGGAGACAGACTTTTTCCTCAAGGAGGCACCCGATGAACCTGTTGAAGGATATACGAAAGGTCTGGAAGAGTTTGGAAAGGAGGCTGACAGTGAAGAAGAAAAAAGCGAAGAAGCCGGTAGCAAAGAAGAAAAAAGCGAAGAAAAGGAAATAACAAAGGACAAGACGGAGGAAGAGAAGGAAGATTTCTTCGTCAAACTCGAGGCAGCGTTAGATGAGAAGGATGTAAAGGATGCTGACCTCTCAAGTTTCAACAAGCGTGAGAGGGCTTACTTTCATCGTATGAAGCGAGAGATTAAAGCCCGTCAACAGGCTGAGGTCGAGAAGGACCAAGCCCTCTTCCGTGAGCAGAAACTCAAAGCTCAAATTGAACATCCTCCGGCTCCTGACATGTTGGAAGAATTGAAGAAGCGTGACCCGAATGACCTTCTAACGAATGAAGAGGTCGTTAAGATGATGGAGCAACGCAAGGAAGCAGAGCCCAAGCAACCGGAGGCACCCAAGGTTGATAATCGCTGGATGAAATATCTCCAGCTTTCAGATAAAGAAGCCCGGGACACTTATCCCGATGATTATGATACGGTCATGTCGTTAACAGCAGATATTGTTGACGGAAATAGAGATTATCTGGTACAGATTGCCGCTTCTATTGAAGCCGGTGAAAATCCAGCTATAAAGACGTACGAACTTATCAAAGCTGATAAGGAATTTGAAGAACTCCTTCCGATTGCTGAGACGAAGATTTTGGCACGGAAAAGTAAAGAAACACCGGCAAAGAAAGAAGAGCCGAAAGTAATATCTCCCGAGGAAAAAGAAAAAGAAATCAAAGCTAAGAAAGCTGAAGATGCCCTCGAATCGAATAAATCTAAAACTAAGACAACAGGAAATATTGCTTCCGGTGGGGATAAGTCAGAGGATGACATGTCGTTAGAGGAGTATTTGAACATGTCCGATTCTGAGTTTGCGAAGCGTCCTAAAAAGGAACGTGACGCAATCCTCAAGAAGTTCGGAGGCTAGGAGAAATTAAATGGGTGCAACATCAAGTAACGCAAATCTGCAACCGGCATTATGGCGTAAGCAGTTATTTGCTGATGTACGGGACAATCTTTATATGTCTCGCTTCATCGGTGATTCTGCTCAATCCATGATTCAGGAAATGACAGATGTGCGTAAAGAACCAGGAACAAACATCTCGTTTGGTCTGGGCATGAAACTCTCAGGAGCCGGTATCACAGCAGACACTACGCTGGAAGGTTCCGAAGAGGCAATGACAGATTACGATGAAGATGTCGCAATCAACCAACTTCGTCATGGTGTCTTACTTACCGGTAAGATGGACGAAAAGAAGAACGTATACAATATGCGTGAATCAGCGAAGAACCGTTTAGCCGATTGGTGGGCAGAACGTATTGACAAAGAAATCCTTGATAAATTATGTGGTAAGGCAGCTTCCACATTTTCAAATACTCCGACAGCAGCAGCAGCAACCCGTAGGGTTTTCGCTGGTGGACAGTCGGCAATCGCTTCTTTAACAGGAGCCATGAAAATGGACTGTAAGGTTTTAGATGCAGCAAAGCAGACGGCAAAACTTGCTTCTCCGATGGTCCGACCATTACGTGTCGGAGATAAAGAGCAATATGTTACCA